TAGAGGTCATAAAAATGGTTTCTACCCATTGGTGTCCCAATGAACAAAGCACTTGCCTTCAAGTCTGACAGAGCTGGGCGTAAAATCAACTCCCATACGTCAGGCTTCATGTCTGCGTATTCATCTAGTACCAGGTAGGCTAGGGAGACACCCCGCATAGTCTCTGGTCTGTCAGCTCCCTTTAGAGAAATGGTAATCCCGTTAATTAACTTAATCTGTAAGTTGTTAACGTGGGAGCCTTCAACCATGTCCCTTCCTAATTCTAAGAGGAGGTTCCACATAATATCTCTAGCTTGGCCTTGAGTAGGGGCTACATAGAAGACATGCCCTTTAGTAGCTTGTAAGGCATTCACTAGAAGCAAGTAAGCCGCAAGACGGGATTTACCTGTCCTACGGCCTGCTGCAACTACCTTGAAGCGGGTAGGGTCGTTCCAGACCTCCTGCTGCCAATTTAGTAGGTTTATATCTAGGTTCATGCGTTGCGGGTAGCTTTAACCTTCTCCCAAAGGTCATTATCAGCCTTTCTAGCACCACCAGAGCCTGAAGCAAAAGACTTAGCCCTAGCAATGCCCCACGCTGTAGGAGTCATGCCTGGACGCGACCCAGAAGAATAAAAAGCACCCTGACCACGCTTAACTACTTTCCTTAAAATGCTAACAGGAACATTATGTTTCTTAGAAAGTTTTTGAAGTGTAGTTGTGGTGCTATCTTTTTTTGGCATTTCGCGACCTCCTTTTAGCTATAGCGTCCATCTCAGCTTTAGTAAGGGTTCCCTGTTTGTATTTACGAGATGTAGACCTTATTTCGTTTTCTGTAGCTGTACGATTAGTGGCACCACGAACATACTTTTTCGGAGTACCCCTAGCAGTCTTAGGAACCCTTGAGAATCTACGAGCCATCAGTATTTAACCGGTGGCTTTCTTACTTTTCTTTTTTTACCTTTTGTCATTGGCATAGCTATCTCCAGTTTGAACGTGCTTTGTTTTGAGCTTTATTACTTAGCTCACCGTAATGAAAGAGCTTAACACTAGAACTTGTGTGTTTAGCCCCAGAATGTAACTCACCATTGGGCATTTTATGAGTACCGCCTTTATGGAGGGTTCCATCTTTCTTGTAGTGATTAACGCCCTTCATCAGGATATTCTCCGTATTGAATCATGTGTGCTATGTCTAAGGCTCTCTGACCCACCTGAGAGGCCCATAGAGAGTCTAAAAACTCCACCGAAGCCTCAGGGTAGTCTTTTGTTTCCATCAGTTTAAGGGCCAGTCTGAAGCCTCTGAGACGCGTTAGACCTAGATTGAAGCAAATGTTAATCATTGCATCCTTACGAACTCTATCTAAATCTTCATAGAAACGAAAGGCATTGGTTAATTCTTCATCAGTTCTTTGGATGTCGTTGTTTAATAGGGTGTAGATTTCACCATCAGAAAGTCCTAATCCACCATCCTCGTCAATATTCCTACCGACTCCTATAGTCCACTTACCAGCGGGGCATTTATAGGCGAAGCGTTTAACCCCTTCATGTTTGGCTAGTTGGTCGGCAAGTCTATTCAATTACTTCACCCTCAATGTCCTGAACGCCAGTGTCTATGCGGTCTATAGAGGATACGTTGATTTGAATGACTGGCTTTTCATTACCCTTTGTTTTATCATAATGACTTAGAGGGGCCATTCTATCCATTATAAGTTTCCAAGCTGCGGCCTGATTCTTATGTTCAGGGTCTTCAGCAGCTTTAACAATGGCATCTATGACGTGTTCTATTCTATTAGCGGATAGGAGGCGTTCCTCTAACTTCTTAATGGCAGTCCTCATACCTTTAGGTCTACCCTTAGCCTTCTTACCCTCATCTTCCCACTGTTGACGAGTTAACAACCTATCAGGTTTACGAGGTCTACCCCTTCCCCTCTTCTTAGGTTCTTCCTCTACAGAACAGTCAGTAATACCACCTGGTGCATTTAAATCATTCATTAGCGAATCATACCAATATTTAGCGAAAAATACCAAAAAGTATAACTCGTTGATATAAAAGCTATTTCGTTGGTTTTTTAAAATTGGCCTTTTGCAAGATTGGGTGGGTACTATAATAATTACGACACGCCAGCTCCCCTCCCCCCTACTTATCCACAGGGTACCCACAGGTTATTCACAGTGTGGACAGATTGGGGATAACTTATCCACAGCCTGGAAGACTTATCCACAGCTGGATGGATATACAGTACTGGATGAATTAACAGGTTGACAGTGTGAGGGTTTATCTGGCTACCAATACAGTACCTAATACCCAATCAACCCACCTTCATCTATAGCAATAGCCAATCAAAAAAAAAGTGAAAATAATTCTTTACAATAGCTATTATGTAGAATAGTATCTCTATCACTGCTTAGGCAGACAACTAACCAATATAGAGGGTAAAACAATGAGAGATGAAGTATTTGATTACTGGCAACGCCTTGAGTCTCAGGTTGGAGACGAAATCGGCCACGACATCCAAATAAATACCAGTTCTAGCCTTGCCGATAATTTCATTGAAGATTGCGAGAGCAAAGGATTTGGTGCGGCTGTCTATGACATGAGGTGGCTTCTGGTCTATCACTATCAAAGTGTGGGCAATTCAATTCGCAAACTGCTTGAGGACTACCCAGAAATCGAGATTATCTAACCACACTGAAGAGAGCCAGCTGGTAACTGGCCGAAACCCCTTCGGGGGTCTGTGGAAACCAATTTTAGAGGGTAGAACCATGACAAACACTAACCAAGTAATCGACCTAGTATCAACACAAGTCACCATTCATAGGGGATGTAATAGGGCGTGGCTCCAGAACCACCCCTCAATGCTTAAAGCGGGATTTGTTCCCAATGCCAGATATGACATTGAATACGGCGATGACTCCGTAGTGCTGCGCCTCAATCCTGAAGGCAAGCGTAAAGTTTCAGCAACTGGGCGTGGTGCGACCATTGACCTAGTCAACAAGAAAATGAACAAGTATGACCTAAGCAATGGCATCAACTGGGTCATTGCTGAATCAACAGTCACAATCTTAGGGGGTGAATAATGAACATTAGACCAATCGCATCAAATCAAACTGAACTTACAACAACAGAGGGAACCGTGATTCTATTTTCATATCAAACACCAGTAGCCGCACAGCTACCGTCTGGAAGATATGTCAGGACTTCCAACTGGTACAGCCAGACAACCACAAGGCACATCAACAAGTGGCTATCTGGTGTCTCTTCCGATGTGGAAGAACAGCCAGAGTCTTTCTTTCACGGCTTAACAGTTTAATTGTAAAAAGAGCGCCCCCAAAAAAACGGGGGCTAATCCCACAAAGGATAAGGAAATTATACCATGAATCTATCATTTAGCGTTACTGAGTCCGAATACAAGACATTGCGTACACTGATTTTAATAGCTTATGAGAACGTGCATAACGACTTAGAAGACCCCGAACTATCAGACATATCTATTTCTGCGATAAGTAGAGAGTTAGACACACTGGTAAAGTTAAAAAAGGCTATTAACCATGAAAAATAAACAAATAGAGCAATTATCCGAGACAGTATACGCCATACTTTCATGCCTGATTATGGTGGGCTTCACGTTATTAGTGCTTTTCAATCTGTAGGGGGTAAACATGAAATTTACATTTAAGAATGACCATAAACTGCGAGCGGTAGCTAGAACGGCACTGAAGGGTAGGCACAAACTACCCTATGGGCAAGGCTCAGCAGGGCGAAAGGGGGTTTGGTTGGTTAAGGATGAGGGCGTTTATATAATGCCAGCCAACGGGGTCAAACGCCGACCCTGCTACGCTGAGGGATTCGGAGAAGGTGATTGGCTTGGAGGCGATGATTTCGCAGAATTCATACCCTTATCGGATGAACAAATAAACCGAATCGTACAAGGCTCAATGAAGTTAGATATTCTGCTAACCGATACCAGCATAAGGGTGACGGCGTGAAAGTTTTAATTGCTTGCGAGTTCTCAGGCATAGTGAGGGATGCATTCATTAGGAAGGGCCATGACGCTGTGAGTTGTGACCTTCTACCAACTGAGAGAGAGGGGCCGCATATTCAAGGGGATGTGCGGGAGGCTCTTAAAGAGTCATGGGATTTGGTCATAGCGCACCCGCCATGCACCCGACTCTGTAACTCTGGGGTTAGGTGGCTACATGAACGGGATTTATGGGGGGACATGAGAGATGCCGCACAATTCTTCCTGGAATGCCTGGATGCCAATTCTGAGCGCGTTGCTGTTGAGAATCCGGTAATGCACAAGTATGCGCGGGACATTATCGGGCGTGGGCCTGACTTTACCTGTCAGCCGTGGCAGTTTGGTGATGCGGCTAAGAAACGCACCTGCTTCTGGACTAGGGGACTTGAACCCCTGAAACCCACCAGCGACATGACAGCAGATGATGCGGTGGCTGAGGTTCACTTGATGCCGCCTAGCGTAGATAGGTGGAAAAAGAGAAGTGTAACGTATCAGGGTCTGGCAAATGCTATGGCCGAACAATGGGGGTAAACATGGCAGCAACTAATTACAAGCTAAAGCCGGGCGGCAGAATCTGTAGATGTCCAACCTGCGGAGAGGCATTTTCAGGCGAAAGCGCGTTCGACCTACATAGGGTAGGGGTACATGGAGAAAATCGCTCCTGCATACGCTTGGGAGGCTCTGAGAGGCATATAATCACTACGCCGAAGGGTAATACTAAAACTTTAGTGCTTGAAACATTACCAAGGGGTACATATTGGGGGATATTGAATGAGTAAAGCAGAGACAATTCTTGAGCGTTTGGAGATGGTGCGCAAGACAGGTAACAGCAAATGGATTGCCAGATGCCCAGCCCATGATGACGGGACACCAAGTCTATCAGTAACCGAGATTGAGGGCGGTAACCGAGTCCTAATACATTGTCATGGGGGATGCGGGGCATTAGATGTGCTGGAAAGCATAGGGCTAGACTGGTCGGCATTGTACCCAGACGATTCAGATAATCGCTACAGGCCATTGTACAGGTCCAATCAGGACCAGAAAGCCATAGACGACATGATAGTTGCAATCGCTCAGGCTAGGCGCGACAAGGGCGAGCGGTTGAATGAGTCCGATAAGCAAGCCCTAATCCAGGCAAAGCTAAGAGCGATAGGATAATCGGACAAAAAAAGTGAATTTGTGTCCTGGACTTAACTGCAATTGCAGTTTGTTGGGTTAACTAGTTATAAAACGCGAGTGTTTGGTTACTAGTTATCAAACACAAGCCTTGATATCATGTGCTTGCGCCTAGCTGCGGGTAGCTCCCTCAGTGAAAACGGCTCTCACTCCCCCGTGGCGCATTATATTTTTGGGAGTAACAATTAAAGCGGAGTGACTATGCACTACTACAAGCGCAATATTGGCGACTACTCCATAAAAGCGGGCAAGCTGACAATGCTTCAGCACGGCGCGTACACGCTAATTATGGACTGTTGTTACGATAGGGAACAATTCCCCACCAGAGAGCAAGCTATTGAATGGACTTGGGCAGTCTCAGATGAAGAGATTGCAGCAGTAGAATTTGTGCTGTCTCGGTTCTTTACCCTAGAAGGTGAGCATTATGTGCAAAAGCGCATAGCTGAAGAGCTGGGTGCATACCATGACAGGGCAGCAATCAATAAGAAGAATAGAGCAAAAGGTATCAGGACTGGTGACGAATCGTCAACGAATGGTGACAAACGGTCACCTAACCATAAACCACTAACTAATAACCATAAACAAATAACTAAGTTTATTAGGCCAAAACCTAATGAAGTTGAGGACTATGCACAAAAAATAGGCTTCTCTCTTGATGGTAATCATTTCTGTGATTATTACGAAGCAAGGGGGTGGAGGCTAAGCACTGGGCCAATGAAAGACTGGAAAGCTGCGGTTAGAACTTGGAAGCGAAACAGAAAAGAAGACAAAGAATTCAAACCGAGGGAAATAATAATATGAATATTCCCCATAACGTGGATTTCAGAGACTATATATCCATCATAGGCGAAGCCGAGGCCCAGGAGATACACCATGCAGGATTCTGGCGGGAGCAGATACACGAGAGAGCAAAGAATCTTGAGCTGTCAGGTGACCTACTACCTTGGTCTAAGGTCAGTCAGCACTTCAAGCTAAGGGCTGGCGAAGTGACATTGTGGGCTGGCATGAACGGCCACAAGAAATCAATGGTGCTAGGCCAAGTCGCCCTGTCCCTAATGTGTCAGGGGAAAAAGATTGCGATTGCCAGCTTGGAGATGAAGCCAGAGGAAACCTTGTGGAGGATGTGCCAGCAAGCAGCAGGACTTACAGCAGGCCAGCCAAGTCAGGAATTTATTAATACATTCATGGACTTAGCCAATGAATATCTTGTTATATATGACCAGCTAGATTCTGTTAAGACTGAGAAAATATTAGGCTTTGTGAACTACTGCGGGAAGGTCTTAAAGTGTGACCACATAATGATTGACTCCCTGGCTAAGTGTGGAATCGGTGTGGAGAACCGTGAGGGTGAGGCAGACATTATCAACAGGTTAGCTTGGTCTGCAAAGCACTTAAATACCCACATTCACCTAGTCTCCCACGTTAGAAAACCCCAGAGCGCGGGTGAGGAATACATCCCTACAAAGTTTGACGTTAAAGGTTCAAGTGCCCTGGTGGACTTAGTGGACAACCTAGTTATCTGTTGGGCTAACAAGAAACGGGAGTCACTAAAAGAACTTGGTCAATTAGATGAGAAGGAGCAGGAGTATTTTGATAAAACCTTCGACCAACTACTCATCATAGCCAAGCAGAGGCATGGTAGATGGGAGGGTAAAGTGGGACTTTATCATCATCAATCTCTGCAATTTGTGTCTAGGGAAGGTAAGGCAATGGACTATAAAATAGACCAAGTCTTTGATAATAAAGAAGAAAACACTGAAGAGAAAATAATTCAACAAATTGAGTTTTAGTTGTTGACAAGAATAGTATTACCGATAATAATTCACATTAAAGCTTGCCAAAGACTTAAAACGATTCGCAACAGAAGGGG